TGCCGTAGTCGACCGCCCGCGTGAAGGCCTCCTGGACGAGCGCGGCCTGCTGCTGCAGGATCGCCAGCGGCGACTTCGTGTTCTGCTCCGTCGGACCGCCCACGCCAGCTCCCGCCGCGCCTGCTACGTGGGCGGCGAGTGCAGGGTCGCTGTTGAGGATCGAATCGTTCGCGCTCCCGCCGCCGCGGAACTTTGACCAGATGAGATAGAGGCCTCCGAGCGCCGCGGTGAGCGCCAGCACGCCGACGATGACGAGCCCGATCGGGTTCGAGATCGCGGCGAAGAACGACACGATGCCGGAGCCGGCAGAGAGGATGGTGAAAGCCGCCCGGAGCGCCACCCAGGCTTGCGCGAGTTTCGTCACGGCCAGCAGCAGCGGGCCGATGATCGCCGCGGTCGCTGCGAGGACGACGATGAGCTTCTTCGTCGAATCGGACAGACCGTTGATCCAATTCACGACGTCTCGCGCCGAGTCCACGATGCTCACGAACGCCGGGAGGACGACCTGCCCGAGACTGATGCCCAGGTCCTTGAGATCGCGCGTGAGGAACTGCCACGACTTCGACTGCTCTCCCGCCGTCCGTGTCGCCTCGCCCTGCAGCTGCGAGGTCTTCTGCATGATCAGGTTGAACGCGGCCTGGGCGGTCCCGGCCTCGGTGAGCGTGTTGCCCGTGTGGAGGATCCCTTCCCGGTAGGCTTCCTGCGTGATGTCGACCTTGGTGATCGCGACGCCCATCTCGAGGAGGCTGCGCGTGCGGCCGGCCAGCCCCTGCTCGAGCGCCTGCAGGGCGTCCGCAATCGGGATGTGGTTGAAGGCCGCCAGGTCGCCGGCGAGCTTGACGATCGATGCCGACATCTGCGCCGCGGCCTGCGGTGCGACCTCCATCCCCTGCAGCATCGCGTCGGTCTTGACGGCGAGCTTCTCCAGCTCGTCGACCGTCTCCGGCACCACCTTCGAGATTGACTCGAGCGACGCCTTCACCGACTCCGAGGCCGAACCGAAGACCCGCTGGAACCGCGCTGAGGTGTCCTCGGAATCGGCCGCGAACTTCGCCATCGCGACGCCGGCCGCCGTCAGCGGAACGGTGAGGCCGACTGTGAGCTTCTCGCCCAGCGCGGCGACGCGCTCGGCCGCCTTGTCGACGCCCTTCGTCATGCCGTCGAGCTGCTTGAGGAAGTCGTTGATATCGGCGGAGATCTTGACGACCAGGCTGCTCGACGTGCCGGCCATCAGCTAATCGACCTCCTCATCGCCAGCGTCGACATTCCCGCGCTTCGCCGCCTCGAACGCGGCATGCTCGTCCTCGGCCTCGATCGTGTAGAACGCCAGCCATTCGTGGATCTCATAGGCGCTGATCGACTCCTGCATCTCCGCGACGGTTCGACCGAGGTCCCGCGCTAAGCGGAAGCAGAATCGGCGGAAGCCGTCGCGACGGAGTTTTTTGCGATCGCGTCACCCGCCTGCTTCGTCATGCCGGACAAGCGAAGCGCAACACCTGAGACCTTGTCGAGCGGGGCGGAGGCTTTGCCGTTCAACGCGTCGCGATCGGCATCACCGAAGACCTGCGATCCGTCTGCGGGGTCCGTCACGGTGGCGATGATGATCAGCGGGAGGAGCACGAGCTGGTCGACGGTCGTGTTGACGACCTCGCCCTTTTCGTTGGTCTCGGTGACCGTCGCCTTGGCGATGATGTCGGCCCGCTCGGCGCCGGTGAGCCCGCGGACGACCAGATCGGAGTCCCACTCGTCCACGTGGACGGTTTCGCTCTTGATGTCTTTCGCGTTGAGGATCTTGTCACGGAGTAGCCCCACGGAAACGCTCCTCGTTGAACGGTTGAACGAACTACGCGATGGAGACGACGCGCATATCGGCGTCGGGGTAGCCGACGAAGTCGATCCCGTCGGTGATCAGTTGCTTGATGTTCGCGTTCGCCGATTGCTTGGTCGCCAGCCCCCACATGAGGATCGCTGTCGTCGCGTCGTTCCGGTTGTAGAGCACCTCGATGACGAGCGGCGTACCGGCCGTGAGCGCAGCGCGGAGGAGAGGGGTCGAGACGATCTCCAGGTTGCGGCCCAGCGAGATCGCGGCCGCCTTCATGCCGGGCACGCACTCTTCCCAACCGTTTGAATCGAACGTCGTATCGTCCAGCGCCGGAGCGTCCAGGCTGACACTGACCGTGTGCCCCTTGGCGATCGTTGACAGCGGCAGGTAGTGGCCCGAGACCGTCACCGTGCCGCGCGCCGAGACGTTCGTGAACGTGATCGTGCCGGTGAGGCGATTGATCACGTATGGATCCGCCACCGGGTCCACAGCGACGCCGGCGGCCTTTACCGTGATGGTTGCGGTGGGATCCCAGACCTGTTTCGCCGCGTTGGCGATCTGGTAGATCTGGTTCGTCGTCAGGACGGTCACCGCTTCGTCCGCGAACGACGTCGTCGCCCCGCCCATTTTCACGAGGGCGAGGCGACCGGCAATCGACGACATGGCCTACTCCGTGGTTGGTGTCAGGCCTGGGCTTACGGGAGGAACGACGGCGCGCCGTTGCTCTGGAGCTCGATCGCGACGGTCGTGCGATCCTTCGTGACCGTGTTCGTCGAGTACTTCGTGACGACCACCTGTTGCGTGAAGCCGTAGGTCGTGCCGTCGTACAGCACCTTGAAGTTCTGGAAGGCGCCGGAGACGAGCGCCGCGCGGATCGCCGCCTGGCCCGTGCTATCCGCCGGCCGGAAGCCGCCGGAGAGCTTGATCGGGTTCGAGAGGATGCCCGAGATGAACTGTTCCCACTCGTCCCCGAACTCGTCGTCGTTGATCGGTGCCGCCTGGGTGTCCGCGGCGATCGTGTCGATGCCGAGGATCTGTTGATAGGTCGATCCGCCGTCGGTCGACCAGTAGACTTTGCATTTCCGGCCAGCGATCGAAGCCATGTGAGGATTCTCGGGTCAGGGGAAAGAGAAACGCCCCGTCAGATCGACGAGGCGCTGAAGCACAATCGGTTCGCGGCTGCTATTGGTCTTCGAGGTGGATCTCGAACTTCGGCATCACAGCCCGCACGTTCGCCGGGTCGTCGAGACGCTGCTTCGTCCACGGCTCCTGCAGCACATCGGTCACGTCGTGGCCCGCGATCGCGAAGAAGCTGCCGTCGTTCTCGAGCGTCTGCGCGACGGCCTCGGCGATCGCGAGCCCTTGCTTGTAGCCCGCGGCGCCGGTGGTCGCCGTCGTCGACGAGCCGTCCTGGGTGTAGATGAAGATCTCGGGGCGGACGATGTGGCCGCCCTGCCCGAAGGTGAGCTCCTCCTCTTCCGTGCCCTCGCCGACGACGATGTACGGATACAGCTGGCCTTCGACGACCTCGTCGACGATGCTCGACTGACCGTTGTCCGAGCCCTGGGCGAGCAGCGACGTCACGCTCGAGGCGGCGCGGAGCGCGGCCACGATGCCGACCTGCGTGACCCACGACGCGGTGGCACTCATGCGCCCGCCTTCGCGATGTCGCCCACGACACCGTCGAGGTCCGCGCTGAGGTCAGTCAGCACCTGCGGTTGATCGGCCTGGTATGGCCGCGAGAGGAACGGGTTCGCCTGTATGTGGTGCTTCCGCCAGCCGTAGTTGATCACCGGCGCGTAGGCGCCGCGGCCGATCGCCTTCGAGCGCCGGCGATGGCGAACGCCCGTCGACTTCGAGGCGCGCGGCAGCTTGCCGAAGCCCGCCTTCACGTAGCCCGTCATTCCGTCGGCCGAGTACTCGTCGCGGATGGTCGAGACGAGCTCGCCCGTCACGACCGGCGCCGCGGCGCGGGCCTCGTCACGGACTTCTTGCGTGTGGTGCTTGATCGTGGCGACCACCTTCGCCTTGGTCGCCGGGTTCGCGAGCTTGATCGCCCGCGAGAGCTCCGACGCGCCGGCGAGAACCGCGTTGATCTTGATGCTCACGTCGGCACCACCTCGGAGCAATAGAGGACGAGCTGCTCGTGGCGTTCGCCCGGATCCTGCACGTAACGGACGTTGAAGACCCGCGTGACGGCGTTGCTGACGTACTTGATCCGGTTCTTTGGCGTGACCGCGCGATAGCGCACCGTCACCACGTGCGAGAGCTCCGGCGTCTGCTGCTTGGCATCGGAGAACTCCCGGCCAGCGCCCGGTTCAATCGAAGCCCAGCACGTCACACCATCCGCCCAGGTGTTCGTCTTCCCGCCACCGCCGTCATCGACCTGCGTCAACGACTGGATCGTGATCCGTTTAGTCAGGACGCCGGCGGCCAGCGGAGTGTAGGCCATCAGCCGAGCACCGGCGTGCGGGCCAGTTCGTTGAGCAGGGACGCGACGCGTTCGTTCGTGATCGCGACGGCGCGCTCAATGATCTGCGCTTCACGGTTGCGATAGAGGTCGCCGACGAGCAAGAGAATCGCCGCGACGAACCCCTGCGGAATCAGCACCGGGTTGTCGCTCGGGAGGCCGTAGCCGGACTGATAGACGACCGTCACGGCATCCTCCTGGTCCGCGGTGGCCGGCCAGTAATTCTGCG